CTGGGAGCTGCTGGACTACAACGACAGGAACGAGGACGAAACCAAGAAGATCGACATGAAGCGGCCGTTCATCATGGGCGGTCTGCTGTTCGGCTTCTATCTGCTGTTCGTGCTCGCAGGATCGTTCACCAGTTATTCCCCGACCGTGGACCTGCTGAAAGGCATCCTGGTCTCTCTGGTGGCTATCTCGTCCCTGTCCTCGTTCCTCTACGGCACGATGGTCAATTTTGGGAAGAAGATCGGCGTTGCGCTTGACGTGGCCGTTGTGGCCACCTGGCAGCTGCTGGTGCCAATGGGCGTGATGGGCGTATGGACCATCATGCAGAACAGCCGCGTCTGGATGGTATTCGCCATGTTCGCGGTGGCCCTCGGATGGCATCTGTGGGAGAAACGGAAGAAGGTGACCGGCAAATGAAGGTCACCAGGATGAAACTGGCCAGTCTGAAGACGCCGGAGAAAAATGTCCGGATCCATTCAGAAAAGCAGGTCAAAGAGTTCGTGCGGAGCCTTGACGCCTTCGGACAGATCCGCCCGATTGTGGTTGACGAGGATAACACGATCCTGGCCGGAAACGGCCTGTATGCGGCTCTCATGGCCAAAGGCGAGACCGAAGCTGACGTTTACGTCATGAAAGGGCTCTCGCCAAATGAAAAGAAAAAGCTCATGCTGGCGGATAACAAGATCTACAGCCTGGGCGTGGATGACATGGACGTCTTTGAGGAATTCCTCAAGGATTTAGGCGATGATCTGGAGATTCCGGGCTATGATCTGGAGCTCCTGGAGACGATCACGGCCGACATGGGCGATGTGGACGAGATGCTGAGCGGTTACGGTACAGTGTCCGACACCACAAAGCAGCAGATTGCCACCACAGCGGAGCGCTACGAAGCGGAGGGCGCGGTGCACGCGCAGGAAGCGGAGGAAATTAAGCCGGCGCAGCAGGCCCCGGAAACGCCCTCTGAGGGCGAACACGAGCCATTGCCGAAACGGTTTATCCAGTGCCCGAAGTGCGGTGAGCGGATCTGGGTATGAGGTGACGATCATGGCCATCATGAAAGTCACCGGGAAAATGAACGTGGTCGAAGCTTCCATGCAGCGGATCCAGAACGTTTTCTCCAACGGCGTAAAGGTGTATCTGGCCTTCTCCGGAGGAAAAGACACCCTCTGCCTGTGCGGGATGATCTACGAACTGGCCATGGCCGGAAAAATCGACCTGCACCAGATGACGGTGTGCTTCATCGACGAGGAAAGCATTTACCCGTCCATGCTGGAAATGACGCATGAGTGGAGGAAAAAGTTCGTCCGGATGGGCGCGGAGTTCCGGTGGTATTGCCTTCCGGTAAAACAGGTCTCCATGCTGCACCAGCTGCAGGATGACGAATCCTGGATCACATGGGAGCCCGGAAAAGAGGACGTATGGATGCGGGAATGCCCTCCATACGCGATCCGGAGAGATCCGGCGCTGGAATATGCCGGGCAGATGAATTACCAGACCTTCCTCCCGAAGGTATCGAAGGACGGCCTGATGCTGGTGGGCGTCCGGGCATGTGAATCGGTGCAGCGTCTCAAGTACCTGGCCACCGTGAACATGACCGCCGGCAGCTGCACCGGAAACAATCTTATTTATCCGATTTACGACTGGCACGATTCGGACGTGTGGCTCTACATCAAGGAACATCACCTGCACTTTCCCCAGTCGTACATCGATCTTTATAGAGTAGGAGTCAACAAACACCAGCTTCGGCTCTGTAATTTCTTCGGAGCCGAATCCATTGCCGGCCTGCGGTGGGTAGCGGAAACGGACCCGGATCTCTGGGCCAGAATCCAGAGACGGGAACCGAATGCCTACCTTGCCCTCCTGTACTGGGACAGCGAGATGTTCCACCGCAGCACACGCAAGAGAGCGAAGCTGGAAGAGAACCAGGAGAAGAAGGACTACAAGCAGCTCTGCCGACACATGCTGTTTGAAGCCCCTGATGAGTACTTCACTACAGATGCTCGCCGAGATGTGGCCAAAGCTTATCGTCAACTTTTTGTGAAGGGCTTCTCGTTCATGACAGAGCGGCACTTCAAGAAAATGTACGAGGGCATGCGAGCAGGCGACCCGAAGAAGCGCACTTTACGGGCCATATATACCGACATCTTTACAGACTACGTCAAATACTCCAGGAAAACATCCCCTGTCGGCGGAAAGGGGGTGAATACAGATGGATGACGTACTGTTCGCACCTTTACGCACACTTCAATGGGTGCCGCGGGAAAAACTCCGGGCAAATGACTATAACCCCAACGTAGTGTCGGACGATAATCTTCGACTTTTGACGCAGAGTATTTTGACGAACGGTTGGACCCTGCCCATTGTAGTGCGCCCTGACTACACCATCATCGATGGCTTTCACAGATGGACCGTGGCCGGCCGCGAGCCGTTGTTATCGAAGCTCGGTGGCACGGTGCCCGTCGTGATCGTAGACCATCACGGTGTCCAGAGCGCAGACGTCTACGGGACGATCACACACAACAGAGCGCGTGGCACACACGTACTCGGCCCGATGAAACATATCGTGCAGGATCTGATCAACCAGGGCAAGACAGTCAAAGAGATAGGTAAGCAGCTGGGCATGAGCCCAGAGGAAGTATTCCGCCTGTCCGATTTCAGCCGCGAAGACTTCCTCGATATGATGACGAAGAACGTCAATGGCTACTCGCCTGCAACGATTTTTAAGAAAGTTCTTTGACGCGGCGCGGCGATACCATCGACCGGGGGCACCTCGGGGAAAAAAGGTGGTATGGACCTGTGGATAACTTCGGAAAAAAGGTACTGTGACCCTGTGGAAAAAAGCCGAGCCCGCGCTCCGACCCCAAAAACCGCGTATTTTTTTACCGGAAAATTCGCGGTTTCGTTACGCTGACCTGTGGAAAAAGGAGACGAAACATGCTGATTGAAATTGATGCCCCCGTTGAGGAATGGGAAGTAAAGACGAAACAGCTCGCGCAGCTTCTCAATATCTCGGTCAGGCGCATCCAGCAGCTTACACAGGACGGCGTAATGGAGACCAACGACAATCACTACTACAATCTGAGTGACGCGCTGGAAGCCTACACGACCCAGCAGAACAAAAACGCCAACTCAGAGGATGTGAAGATCCGGAGGGACCGCGCCAAAGCGGAAACCTCCATCAAGGCTTCCAAGGCGGTCATCGCCAACCTGGAAGCGCAGGAACTCAAAGGCAAGATGTTCCGGGTAGAGGATATCAGGGCGATCACTGAGCAGTATTTCTATGAGATACGGAACATGATCAACGCTCTGCCCGGACAGCTTGCCACCGATGTAGCTGCATCGGATAACGCCGCAGAGTGCGCGGTGATTATCCGTACATGCGTCAACCGGCTGCTGATGAATATGCAGAAGTACCGGTTCGACGTGGCCAAATATAAGGAGCGAGTACATGACCGGATGAGCTGGGAAGACGCAAAGGATGATTCAGATGGCGGAGAAGAATAAGCCAGGAGAGGTTAGCGCGGTATTCCCGTCTGCTCTCGCTGACGTTTTTGCCGAAATCGCGTCGATCCCGTTCAAGCCCCTGGACAACATCAGCGTGTCCGACTGGGCAGACCGGGACAGAATCATCTCATCCGAAGCAGCTGCGGAGCCCGGACCGTGGCGCACAGAGAAGACGCCGTATCTGAAAGAGCCTATGAACGCCTTCTCCGATCCCCTGATCCGGAGCATTTACATTGTGTCCGCTTCTCAGATCGGGAAATCCGAGTGCATCAACAACTGCATCGGATACCTGGTCGATCAGGATCCGAGCTCGATCCTGTTTATCCATCCCACCGTGCAGGATGCGCGTGATTATTCAAAGCTGAGAATCACGCCGATGTTCCGGGACACACCCGTTCTGAAGAACAAGATCAGAGGGGCCGCTGTCGGGCGCGGATCTTCAACCAATACCGTCCTGCAGAAGGGCTTCGCAGGCGGCATTATGACGATGTGCGGAAGCACGGAAGCCCACGCCCTGGCATCGAAACCGATCCGGTATGTGTTCGGTGACGAGCGCGACAGATGGGCGGCATCAGCTGGCAATGAAGGCGATCCTTACCGGCTCGCTCTGGCCCGGCAGACCACGTTCTACAATGCGAAGTCTGTCCTGGTCAGTACGCCGACGATCAAGGGGAAATCCCCGATCGAGGATCACTTTTATGAGGGCACACAGGAGCGATGGTGCTCCAAATGCCCTCACTGTGGCGAGTATCACAACATCCAGTGG